CGCGGGCTGCAGAGGAAGTCAACCACCTATTCGGCCAGCTTGGCAAGCCGCCCAAGTTTGCCCGTGTTAGCAAGTCCGGATCGGTAGCGGCAACCCAGTTCTTGTCCTTCATTCCCAAGCAGCTTGAAGAACTGGCGTCCCAGACCATGCGCAATCCGGGCAACATCATTTCGTATCTGGCCATGTCCGGATACATTTCCCGGGTTGCGGCGCAGGATCTGGGTATCGACATGTCCTCGTACGTCGGGTTTGGCTTCGCGCCCAAGCGCGCCGAGGATCTTACTTCCATCTCCATGGATCTTATGAAGGCCATGGAAAACTGGAACATGGTATCGTCCGAGCGCTTGATGGGTACTGGTAACCCAGATGAAGTGGCCACTGCGCACGCCAACCTCATGAAAGCGCTCGAGACCTTCATGCCCTTGGCCGCAATGGTGCGCCAGAACATCGCACGCGGCACCGAGCCTTTCACCGGCGAACGCCGTGGTCCGGGCGGAGAACTGGTCCGCGAACTCGACCTCAACTGGCTTAACAGCCACAAGGGCGAACGCGGCGATCTTCTCAGCGTCGCCACCCAGCTACGCGGGGTCAACGACAAGCTCGAGTCCCAGCGAATGGAGGCCAACCGTCGGGTCACGGAAACCAAGGCAATCTTGCTGCGCCGGCTGGCATTCGAATACCATCAGGCGGTAGCCGACGGCGATGTTCGCGGCATGGACGCTGCGCACCAAGCCTTTATCTCCAATGGTATACCAGTTCCAGACGTGTCCGGCATTGTCGAACACGAGGCCATGTCCATGGTCATCGACCGCGAAACCCGGGACATGCTCAAGAACTTCGGATCGGTCACTGCAGTCATGGACGAAACGGCCCGCCTTAACGCGGCCAGAAGTGCGGGGTCCAGATGAGAGAACAAACCCCGCTTAAATCGGAACTATACAAGCTGGCGCTGGTGGGCATACTCACTGTGATTGTGACCACGTTCATGGCGCTCGCAAATAGAAACGTGTATTCGCGCAATGAAATAGACCAGCGATGTCTGGCCACAGACGCCAAAGAAACCATGCGCCACGAGTCACTTGAAGAAGAACTCCGCTGGATGCGCGAAGATATCCGCTGGATCGTCCGTAACATGGGTGGTACGCCGCATGCTGATACTGAACCCTCGCAGGATCGTAGTACACCATAGCGCTACTGTTGATGGGTCAACTTACTCGTGGGGTGCCATCGAAAGATACCACACCCAAGAAATGGGGTGGCGCGACATTGGATACCACGCAGGTATTGAACTTATTGGCGGGGACTTCGGCTGCCTATTTGGGCGGCCAGACTACCTACCGGGGGCCCATACGGCCGGGCACAATACGGACACCCTCGGCTTCTGTTTTGTTGGGAACTATGACCTTCTGGAACCCACTGACAGGATGCTTCGGATCGCTGCTCGAAGAGTCCTCGCCCCATGGATGCGACGATTCGGACTACTAATTCAAGACGTACACCCACACAGGGAGTTTGCCAACAAGACCTGTCCCGGCACCAAATTCAGCATGGATCGTTTGAAAGCAATTTTGTGCGAGGAGTTCCAGCTTGCCAACTAGCTCCACTTCGGTTGTACTCGTGGCGCTGCCGGGCATCGCCGGCGCCATAGTTTCAGAAACATTGCTGAAGCTGCAGGAGGAGTGCTTTTCGGAAACCGATAGGAGGAAATTGGAGGGGAGTTACTGGTGGATTGCTTCTGACGGCAAGAAGCCAGTGGGATTTGCGGGGCTCAAACCTGAGAAACACGGGTTCGCATTTTTGTGTTTAGCCGGCGTGGTTCCCAGACACCGCGGCCAACGTCTGCATTCGCGGCTCATAACCGCACGGGTAAAGTTCGCCAGACGTCAGGGCTTCAAGCGCCTTATTACGTATACGCGCACAGACAACCCGGCAAGTTCTAACAACCTAATTCGTGCTGGCTTTACCATGTACACGCCAGCGTACTCGTGGGTGGGAAACACTGTCTGCTATTGGATGAAGGAGTTGTAACATGTTCTGGTCCAAGATCAAAGAGAATCTGGCATCGTTCAAGGTATGGGCATTCTTTGCGGTCATTGCGTCTGTGCGATTCATGCCGGGGATGAACGAAGCTCAGGCGGGTGTTCTCACCAACATCGCGGGCTTGGCCTTCGGGGCTAACGTGGCAACTGCCGCCATCAAAGCCGCCAGTGAGATCATGTCCATGAAGAAAGGTCCGGCGCCACTGGACCCGACTCCCGGCACTCGTCTCGTAGATCCGGTGTCGTAACATGCACAACAACATGATCGCCATTGCTATCGCGGCTGTGCTAGCACTGTTGGGAATTTTCGGGGGCCGCAAGATTAGCGGCAAAATCAAGGCTAAGGAAGAGGAGAAGCGCCGTGCGGAAGATCTGGCTCTGCGGGAATCCTATCATGCCGCCCTGCTCAACACACAGGCTGCCAGACGCCAGCTTGAAGAAGCAAATGCCAAGGCGGCGCTTGCTGCTCGTCCTCACACTGACGATGCTGTTGCTGATCTGGCCAACCGTCTCGAGCGCAAGGACGCCGGAGGCGGCAGCTAGTTCGGATTCGGTGCTAGTGCCGGAGTCGATGCTGTTGCGGGCAACGGCAGTAATCGACAGCCTTGACCTCATCATCGCGTACCGGGATGCGGCGCTCGCGGAGATGGACAGCAATCTTACCACCAATGAGAAGTTCTGGCGCGGGCGGCTGGCGTCAGATGCTGCGTCCTACGAGCGGGTGCTTGCAGCCAGCAAGTCTAGTTCATGGGACAGGATCAAAGACATTCTGGTGACCGCAGGCGCCGTGTACATGGGCGCAATAGCTACCAGATAGTCCATAACGCAAAAGGCCCCGTACCTAGAAATAAGTACGGGGCCTTCTTTTTGGGCAATAGAAGGTCACAGCCTAATGACGTGGCCCACGACCGCGGCCAGCCCGGCTGCGTCCAGCGACTCGTACTCGTTGGTAGTGGCCACGGTTTGCCAGAAATTCATGGCGCGGTTCGGGAGCCGGCGGTATGCACGCAACCGCAGCCCCAGCCACCACCTCTTCACCGGGCACTTGCTGGTCGCCCGCCGGAATTCCAAGTTCGCGCCCGTGATAGACCAGTGCCCGTAGTACACCTTGCGCGCCAAGAACGACCGCAACATTTCGGCGTGCATGCCGGGGTGGATATCGCTTAGGAGCTCCACGATGTACAGGTCAAGGGGCTTGTTCACGTCATCAACTAGGTATTCCGGGGTCGTGGCTACCATATGTGAGATCCGCGTCACAGCGTAAACTCCTTGGCCACGCGACCGGTCTTCTGCATCTTGCCGGCGGCGGCTCGGATCTCGGTCGAGTACTCCGCTCGGCGCCCCCGCTGGCAGCCCTTGAGCACCAGTTCTCCGCTCGCAAACCTGCCCAAATGCACGAGAATTTCCTTATTTCCGCCGGCCAGATTCTTGGTCTTGGCGATGACATTGTTGGGGCCCACGTCAAGAACCACGAACTGGATCCCCATGATCTGACTTTCCCAGATCTGCCCAGCCAGAACTTCGACGCTCGACTTCTTCATGACAATCCCTTTCTACCTGTTGATGAACTGTTCCACCCATTCGGACGGAACACTTACCGGCCCAAACCCGGCCGACTTATCCGCAACCCACAACCTCTCAGCGAAGTATGCGGTTACACGAACACGGTAGGGGGTGTAGCGCTGCGGAATCCACACAGTATTTGTAGCGGTAGTTCCCAGCCGGCGCCACGTCATTTCGTCAAGTTTTGCCTGCTCCACCACCCATGTTAGAGTTGTAGGACTTGGTGGGCTTGCCCTGCGTGCCTCCGCAATCGCCCACATCAAATCTCTTCGCTGGTATTCCACAACGTAATAGACCGCTTCTCCTGCTGCAGAGTACGGCGGCTTCCACCCAAAATGGTCCTGACGTTCTATTGGATTGCGCTTATCCCGGGCCAGCAGCAAGGGACTGTACGTGGAATCAGGAGCTATTGCCGCCACTTGCCCTTCCGTCGATGCTCCATTTCGTGCCGTCACGCAGCCGGAAACAATCGACAGTACGATGACCAAGTTCAGCACGATTGTCAGCCACCAGCGCCTCATTTCAGGGCGCCAGTCTTGATGTACACGTCCAGCACACTGATTAGTTCTAGCTCCACGTCAGTATCGTCTGGCAACGTAACCTTGAACGTGTTGCCGCCGTACTTTGTAAACAGCACCCGGTCGAGCACCTTGCACGCGTAGGTGCGCAATTCGTCCCGGTCGAAATCAGCCCCTGAACCAACCGCCACAACTGTACCCTTGGGCAAACTCCGCTTGGCCTCATCTGGAATGATGATGCCACCCTTCGACACGTCGTCCGAAGGATCCCGCAGAATTGCGAATCGTTCCCCCAAGAATTCCAGCCCAAGCGCCTCGATTCCGGCGACGGTACGCAGAACTAGCTCCTTGTGCTTACGATCCATCTTCGCCACCTGTTGCCACCTTCCCTTCGGCAGACGCCTCAACGACTACCATCTTCATGTTTGTAAGATCGTACTGGTGCTTTCCGGCGGACAAGCTGTGCGCATACGCGTCAGCAATTGCTTCCTTGATTTCCTGCACTTCCGGCAGCCCAGCGAAGGGGGAAGCTGCGATCATCTGCCGCTTGTTAGCCGCGCCGTTCCCAGTCAGTAGAGCCTTAGACGTGGTTGGGTACATTTCGGTCAGCCACAATTGCTCAACCTGCGCCACGATCATCTGCGCCATGGCCTGCTCGATGTCCTCGAACAGCCTGATTTGCAGGATCAGGATGGCGGCATTGTGGCTGTAGATAGGCTGCTCGATGCAGACTTCCAGCACCTGAATTTCGTACTCAACAATCCACGCGCTAATGCAATCCACCACTGCTTGAGCAAGACTGGCCGACCGCAGCACCTGCGCCCCGGGAGCATTCTCACGAGGCAGGCAATAGCACGCCCACGCGGTCACTTCCCGCGAGTCCTCCCGGCGCAACACGACACCCGTCATGCCGAACCCGGGGTCTATACCCACAACCCACCGGGTTTTCATTCCTGCTCCTTACTCAGCAGTCTTGGACTTGCTATCGTTTTCCAGTGTTACTTTGTACAGGTGCCCGCTGGCAGTATGAAAAATGACTATGCCTTCTGGGCGCATGAAGCCCGGAGAAGCCAGACTGCCATCTTCTCCTAGCCTGTGCAGCGCAGCATTGACCGAGTATTCTAGAAGCGGACCCTTGTACAGTACCGGAACTACCGAGCAGCAAGCAGGGCGTGCCGCCGGATCTTCCCACTTGGAGACGTTAAACAAGGAGAACTTCTTGTTGGCCATACCGTACCCGCGCTGGATACCCGGCCCCCACCATTCCCCGTAGTGGCGCCCGGGGCCAAGTCCGCGCAATTCGTCGGCATGCTTCTCAACCCACGCAGCAAATCCGAAGTTGTCACTCTCTTTGGTAATCCAGCGTGTGCGGCTCCCCGCCAGCACATCCCCACTGTCGGATACAAACACCTGCGCGTTTGTGCCATCGATTTTCTCTGTGATTACGATGTCCCGCCGGAAGCGCGGGATCTTTGAAAACACATGGAACTCGGGCATTTCCATAGAACTCCTTGCGGCGGGGATCAACCTGCCAACTCAGGCCGCCGGCACGCGGGTCGAACAGCGTCATTCCCTGCGTGATATCGAGTGCTCTCCCATTGCTGGGCATACTGTTCATCGAATTAGTTGATCCCCGCCGGTTCGTCTTCGTTTACAGGATCCTCCAACTTGTGTATGACCATGCGATCAAGGTCGGAATGCAGGTAAAACATCTTGCGCACAGTGCCTTCGCGCTGCTTGATGATGTTGACCCGCAGAACCTTATTAAGTAATTCCTCGTCATTCTGATTAAGCCCGAGGATTATGTCGCTGTGCTTAACAACTTCCCACGACTCAGACACATCCTTCTGCGTAAGCACGTGCGAATCGCTGCCGGCCCTGTTTACTTGCCACGCCGTGATGATGCCGACGTCCAGATCCTGCGCCAGCATCCGGAGTTCTTTACACGCCTGTCCGTATGCCAGCCGCTCTTCCCGGCGCTTGGTTACCGGCGTCATATGCTCCAGATAGTCGACCATGATCACGTCGACCTTCTGGTTCTTTTGGCGCATTCGGTTCACCAGCGCCCGGATGTCATCGGCAGTGATGCCTTTGTACGCCCAGTCCTTGACCCACATCTGGCCGGTTAGGAGCTTGCGACTGGCCGCTACCGCAGCCCGGTTCATGATCAGTTCATCCGGCGTGAACCCGGTAAGCCATTGGTCAACTCGGCGGACGCACTTTTGCGTGCTGATTTCGAGGGTGATACCAAGTCCGTTGCGGCCTTGGCGTACTGCCGACGCCAGAATAGCCCATAGATAGGAAGTCTTGCCGCGAGCAGGAGGTGCCAGCAAAGTAAGAAGCTCACCTGCAGCGTACCCGCCAGCGAGACAAGAATCAAGTTCAGGCGATAGACCTGTAGGAACAAGGCCTGACCGATAGTCATCCTCTCCCGGTAGATCTGTTCCGTCAAAATCAATGACTGACGTGTCGACTCCCGAAGAGAGGTCCACGGCGCGGTCAAGTAGAGCCTGCGCATGCGTGACATCGTAGGAATCCCCGTCAGCCCTCGATGCGATATATCTTGCAGCTTGGAGCGATAGTTCCCTCGACGCAAAGCGCGCGACTGCTTGCCTAACGACATCGGCATCCTCCCGCGGCATGGCCGCTAGTACTTGCACCTTCTCAAGAAGTTCGGGGCCGCGCCCCCGGCCCCCGTAGGTGGCCATGATATCCAACGCCAACGATTCGTACGTCAGGTCTCCGCTTGTTTGCCCATGCATTCGAACAAGTGACATGTACAGAGAACGAGTATCCGTGTCGTTGAAGACATCCTCAGACAGCGAACTGCCGAAGCTGGCCCATCCATCCTTAGTCAACAGTGCCGCAATTACCGCCGCCTGAAGCCGGTCCATTACTCGTCGCCATCCTTCCGGCGCGGGCGCCACTTGTACAGGGGGCAACTCTTCGCCGTACACTTACGAATCTCAGACGGTACGAACCCCACGCACTGCAAACAAAACATGTTGATGGCGGCCACTCGGGACTTGCCGGCTAGCATTGCTTTCCAGCGTGCTTGGTACCTCGACGGCACGGAGTACGCGGTTTTCATTCTACTTTCCCGTACGCGGAATACCGCGCAAGAGGCACCAATGCTTTAGTCAGCATCGCATCGACAGCTTGGTCGCCCCACTTGGCCCGAAGAGTGGGCAACTCTTTGTAGTTTACACGCTGGTATTCGCCGGACTTCCACTCTTCTGTTTCCTTGATGGAGCATTGGCCGACGTGATGCAGGAATACGTCCCGGGCAATGGCTATGTCCCGCCCAGATTCCCGCATCCTCAAGCACATGTCCAGATCAGACACGCCGTTCTTGCCGATGGCTGGGTCAAACAGCCCCACCGCATCCAGAGCCGATTTGCGGAACAGCGCACAGAATGCCGGAGCATAGCGCACAGTTTCCAGCACTACGCGCCCGTCGTTGAACAGGGCACATGTCCTGCCGCCCATATGCTGCTGTGTTGGCACCAGCATGCCGATGTTAGGGTAGTTTTGCATGTGGTTAAGCATACGCGGCAACCACCTAGCCGTAACCTGAATATCATTGTTCATGATACACACTAATTCCGTCGTGCTGATTTCTAGGCCGGCATTGACAGCCGCTGTAAACCCTACGTTTTCGGGCATCTGCAGCACATCGAATGTGCCCTCCAAACCACCTTGATACGCGGGTTTGGACCCGTCGTCCACAATGATGATACGGAACGGCACATCCGTATGCTGCTTGATAGACATTACGCAAGCACCAGTCAGCGCATGGTTGTTCCAAGCTGGGATTACAATGTCGACCATTACACCCACCCTAATCGTGACAGCAATTCGTCCCCTAGTAGGCGCAGATATGCCAGTTCCCCGGGTTCGGCCGAAATTGTGGTATGAAACTGGGCGCTATTCAAATCCATTTCGGATGTGTCCCCGCGGACTCCGACGAAACTATCGTGGAACATGGGCCCCGCCTTGACGACCCGCACGGTGTGCGCGCCCAGATCCTCCATAGCCCGTAACTCATTCTGGAATCGCATGTCGTCTATGACAATGAATGGTTCGTTGCGGCGCTGGGCACTTGGCCCAAACAATGACGGCGTGCTGTAGCGCCCGTTGATCATTTCCATCTGCTGGCACAACAGGTCCAGCCAATGGTCGCGGTCAAGATGCCGCCATGCCTTTCCGTACGCCTGCATCAGAGCGCGTATGGGATCCGGCTTCTCGACGTAGACCATCTTCTCCGGGAAGCCCATCTTCACGATATCCCGCTTGAGGGGCGCCGCAAAAGACAGCAGATGAAACTGGTACTGGTCGCGCAAATACTGCGCTAGTGTCGTCTTGCCGGCACCCATTCGGCCACCAAGTGCCAAGATGTTCATGATGTCCCTTCCGGAGCTTGCTCGATTTGCACCAGCGGATCCGGGTACACCGTCGCCGGCTCAAGCCCGCGCTGGCGGCGCTTGTCAGCGTCGTGGCACAGGTACACGAATGGGCACCGCAGCTTGCAGTCGTCAGAGCCCGGCGGAAATCCCGCAAGCGGGGGCACGCCCGTATTAACCTTGACACGGATCATATGCAGCCGCTTGAGGATCGTGTCCCACCGTTCTTGGTCCCATTCCACAATCATCCCGCCCACACAGTCGCCAGTCTTTGTGTTATGGACCCCGGTCTTGCACCCGGAACGATCCTTAACCAGCAGGTAACCTTTGCGCATACCGTAGATCGCCATGCACACGTGCATCTGGTCGATGTAACCGGCACTGGCAGAACTAGTCATGATGCGGTGGCGTAGAGCATCCGCCCCTTCCAGCCTCACACCATCAACTTCTTTCCCATTTATGAAATCTTCCTGCATGTACTTATACGGCCAGTACCCAACCGACTTGATCTCCAGAAGCATCCACTCATCATCGACTTTGATTTCGCCGTCAATGCGGGCGGTCACGTCAAAGGACAAATCGTCAACCGTAAACGACTTGATGCGGGAATCCTGCTCTTCGATGTTGCCATGTTCATCCGTGGACAGCCCCTGCAGTGCAACCCCCCACTGGGTCATAAGCCAGCGCACCACGTCGTGCTGCATGTCGCCATCAATGCCATAGTCATCGTCGATAGCATACCGCGGCGCCGGCGCGTATCCTGACAGCCGGTAGTAGATCTTGCGCGCGCAATCGTGAACTTCGCTGGCCCTGAACCGCTGCGGCGGGCGCGAATGCCGGGCCGCCTTTTCCCGGGCCGCGGCATCCCGGTTTGTGTACATCTGTTTGATGGGATCCATGTATTCCTTTCACTCGCCCTTCTGCCTACCTCGTGGCCCGCTCATCCATGATTAGGACACGATCCACCCTAGCCCACTGACGCCCTACCGGATATCATCGGAGGGGCATAACCTCGGCAGCCGAGCATCACCTCCTAAATGGTGATGGCTTCGTTCACGGCAGTCCAGTCGATCTCATCGGGATATGAGCGCAGGGCTGCCTTACGCTGGCCGTCCGCGTCTTCGATCTTCAACTCAAGTGCAGCCAACACATCCGTAATGAGCTTGCCAGACCCCGGCATAGCCCACGTAGGCATAATCGCATCCAGTGATGCTTTCTGGCCGGTAAGCATGGCAACGTACTTCGTGGTCATGCCGGAACCGTTGCGCGTGATCATGACGTCCTGCCCCTTGTCGGGGTCGCAGAAGAAATCATCCTCGGCTGCCTGCTGCATGTTCAGGAACCCGTTCAACTGGTCGGCCGTCGTCTTGGACAACCCGACAAGGACCGGGCCCCGATACGCCAGCTTCTGCTCCTCGTCCTTTTCCGCCTGATACGCCTGCACATACCAACGAGGATTCGCGTAGAGTTCCTTGCCGATTTTCTGATCGGTCTTGTCCTTGCTCTTCTTCAAGTATTCCAGAAGCTGGCACAGGTAGCAGATCTCGCCTTCCTCGCCATGTTCGCGCAGGCACGCCAGCGCCATGCCCCCGCCTTCTGGGTTCTTGAGCTTGAAGTGATTTGACACCTTCGTGAACAGGGTGCCATCCTTGGTGGTAGGTGGCAGAATCCGAAGGCGCACCGTCGTGTCCGGCTTGATGTCAAGGAAGATGGACTTAGAGTCCGTCATCTTCTTGCTGGCCGACACGTTGAGATTGAAAACCGGACGACTGATACCTGCCATGTTGGTCTCCTCGTTTGAGTTGGGAACTTTTACCGCACAATTCTAGCATGCCTGTGGCTAGAAGTCAATCGCTTTCTTCTCGCCCCAATTGGGGCCCACTTCGATGTCGGCACTCATGGGCACAGTCAGTTCGACCCCGTACTTCTTGGTCATTGGGTCTGACAGGCTGGCTTTCAGCAGCCGGCTAACCGTGTAAATTTCGCTTGGATGCGCGTCCACGACAATGGAGTCATGCACCTGTAAGATGATCTTGCTCCTGAGTTCCAGTGCCTTCATCTTGTTGTGCAAGTCAATCATCGCCACGAATGCACAGCACGCTGCGGAGTTCTGGACAAGGAAATTCCACGCCTGTCTTTCGACCCGCCACCCCGGCCACGAGTTCCAGATTTCCGGAGCCACGAACCGGCGCCGGTATCCGAACATCGACTGGACCAGCAGGTCGCGCTTTACCGTTGCCTTGACTTGGTTGATCTTGAAGTCCAACCCGTTGAAGGCGGCGAAGTACGCACGTATCAGGTCCAGCGCCTTGTTCTTGCTGATTCCTAATTTCCGTGCCAGCGTGTTGGCGCCGCCACCGTAGAGCACCAAGAACGTCAGCGACTTGCAATTCTGGCGCTCGTGCTTGGTCACAGCACTCGTGAGCTTGTACAGCATCTTGGCCGCCATCGATGTGTGGATGTCTTCGCCGGACTCGATGGCTCCCAGCATGGCTTTGTCGCCGGAAATCATAGCCGCCAGCCGTATCTCGGCCTGAGCAAGGTCACCCTCCACGATGACCCCGCCCGGGAACCGAGACACGTACTGGCGTTTGATGTTCAAGTCTTCCGGAATAGGATGCAGGTCGTCGGGATCAGGCTTGCGCGGGATATTCTGCAGGTTGGGGCCCTGACTGGACAGACGATATGTTTCAACAACGTCGGTTCTGAACGATGTGTGCAGGAACATGTCGTCAGGGCCACCATGACATGCCAGCTTGGGCACGATGCCCTCAACGTACGTGCCGTGGAGCTTGGCAAGCCGGCGCCACAGCAGGATCTTACCAATCACGGGGTGCTTCTCAGATTCCCGCTCGAGGATTGCTTTCTCCGTGGAGAAGATCTCGTCCAGATCCGCGCCGGCTTCGTGGCGGCCCGCTTGGTACCGCGTGCCCGAGAACTGGCGCTTGAGTTGGTACTTGCGCAGGTCAAGGTCTGGAATGGTCGCCACGAGCGCTTCGACAAGCTGGTCCGGGCTTGCTGGATTGATCGGGCCCAAGACTTCGCAGATCTCACCCCGAAGCGCCGATAGCTGAACCTTGAACCGCTCATCGAGTCGACTGTTTTCTGCCACGTCGATTCGGCAGCCGGCGGTTTCCATCTCCGCAAGCACGCAGTAGAGATCAGTGGACAGACGGAACGGAACATCAAGACCCCGCCGGGCGTGGATGGCGCGCTGCTCCAGCGCAGCAGCAACCGACGCTTCACCGTCCGCCCCACAGTATGTGTACATTTCTTCGTCCGTGACATTTTCCCAGCCGCCCCTCTCGGCTACTAGCGCCCGGTGCTCTTTCGAGTAGTCACCAAGTCTCGGCAGATATCTGAACGTCAAGGACTTCAAGTCCTTGAAGGGATCCGTCTCGTCAATCACGTGCTGGGCAGTTGACGTGTCGTGCATGTTCGTCATTGTGACGCCGAACTTGTGAAGCCAACGGTAGTCGAACTTGATGTTCGAGCCGGCCTTCACAATTGACGGGCACTCAATGATATCTACAAGCCACTTCGGCAGCCGGCTATCCGGCGTGGCCTGCACAATGGTAGCACGCCAGACCTTGTCGGATATTACACACATCCGAATCCGGGCGTCCTTGTCCCGCGGCGAAAGCCCGGGATAGGTTTCTAGGTCCAGACCAACTACCGGCTCTTCCTGCAGCGTAAGGTTACGAAAGTGTAGGGGGCACTGATCCCACTGCTGGGTGTCCGGCAGCAGTAGATCGTAATCCCCCCACGTGGTCTCCACCATCCCGTTTACGGCGGCATGAACATCAAATCGAAGCCACTGCCCGACTCCGGGCTTCGCTGCTGCATGTTCCAGCGAATGTGTCACGTACACAGGTGCAACAAACTCATCCACCTTGTGTTCTGTGCGCAGCATTTCCGCCAGAACTTTGTTGCCCTTGTTGAACACGGACTTCACGGCTACCGGGCCGAAGCAGATAATTGCTTCTGGTCTGGCGGCTGTGATCGCAGCCACTACGCGCGGGCGCTCTTCACGGATGATCTTCATGCTGGCCTTGCCCGGCTGGCCGGCACACTTGATATCCTCGACGGCCAGCACAATTTCTGCGTCCACGTCCGCGAATTGGGCGACTGATTCGAGGAGCTTGGCGTCCGCAGCGGACAACGGATCTCCGCGTGCAGCGTACTCGCCCGGAACTCCGATTACGAATACGGCTTTCTTGCTCATAGTTGCGCCATTCTCAGCTTTGAGGCCACTGGCCAGTATAGGACGCGCCCATCAACCAGCACCAAGTACGACCGCGTATTTCGCGTAGAGTGCACGTTGCACTTGTAGGGGTAAATCTCTAATTCCCTGTACATAACGCGCTTCGGGGCTAAATCGGGGCTAATTTCCTGCACAATTATTCCGCTCTTTTTTGTACGATGCCCCCCTGCTTGGCTTTCCCACCGGACTCTATCTCCCTCACGAAAAGCTGGACTCATGACCACACCTCCAGAAGTTTGGCGCCCATGCTGGCCGGATCCTCGCCCGCCGGCAACTGGACTACCCGTGTTTCCCGCACTGACCGGAGTCGCATCTGCAGCCCCAGCGCGTGCGCAAGGGCGTCGTTGTCGAGCATTATGCTAACGCGGCCGGTGGCCAGCACCAGAAGTTCGAGTTCTAGGTACTTGGGCAGCGACTTGCCCCCCAACGCCACGGCCGTGACTCCCGGCAGGTGTTGCCATGCTGCAACCGCATCCAACACCCCTTCAACCAGCACCACGTCCGGAGACGGGCGCCAGTCTGGAAGCACGTACAGCGGATGCCGGCCCGGGGCGCCTAGGTACTTAGGGCCTTCTTCCAGCGACGTGTAGGCCCGCGAGTTCCACCACACAATCTGGCCTCTGTCGTCCCGATATGGAAACAGGATCCTCATGCGGTCAGTCATCTCAACGAGTCCCAGCCGGCGGGTGACTCCACTCCCAACACCGCGTTTTAGCAGGTATCGGACGGCACGTGGGCACAGGGGAGTCCAGTTTGGTAGCTGGATCTCGCGCCATGTAAGCTCCACCGGCTGGGGCTCGAGCATCGCCAGAATTGCGGCGCCTGCACCAGTGCTAGGCAAGTCTGCCGCCGCTATTCCACCGGAATTATGCTTGAAGCAGAACCACTTTCCGGATGCGGGGTCGACGTATAGCTTCCAGCTATCGGCCCCGCAGACCGGGCATGTCTTGAAGCACATCTGTGTACCAGATGGCCGGGACGCCCCGACAAAGTCGGACATGCGGCGCGGAATCATGCGCCGCGATTCCAATGTTTCTTAGTCTCTGGGACAGGACCATCATTCCAGTGCACAATGCGGTGCAACGCCCCATCAAAGGCGTCATTAAGCCTGCTAGGCGTGGCCGTATGCGTACTGTACCGCCAAGGGTGCAGCCTAATTTCCTTGCAGCTTAAGCACTCCCCAAACCCAACGCCCGCCGGCCACTCGATGCGCTCTTCGCCGCACTTGGGGCAGATCCCCCCGCAGGGCTCCCCCCGCCAGCACCGCTCGACCAATGTCAGCAACTTCGGCGCCGGCCTTTCAAGGCGCAATACCCTATTACGTATGCTGTGCACATCACACCAAAGCACCATGATATTGACTAGTATCCCCAACGCCGCAATGACGACGAACATTTCATTGTTGGTCATACAACCCTCCAAGCCTCGTACTTAGACTCAACACTCACCAGCGGAATGGATATGTACCTGTTCCCGATCTCAGCCCACGGCACAAGCCAGAATTGGTCCTCGTACAGCACGACCAAGACATCAATCATTTCCGGCCTGTACGACGCGCGATCCGGCGTGTTCCGGCGCAGATCCACGCGGACAGCGCCCGGGCGGTCCGGCGCCACAAATCCGCACTTAACCTGACAACGTAGCAGCCGGCCATCCCCACGATCAATGACGGCATCAACTGGCCCGTCTGACACCACAGGCACATAGACCTGCCACCCCTTTTGTAGGCATAGAAGTGTGAAGCGAACCTCCGCTTGCTTGCCGGCATTGAAGCTCATAGCACTAAAGCCCTCTGCTGTTTTCTTGGGTCAGTTTAACACGAAGACACAAGTCACTGGCAGACTTGGCATGTATGCCGCAGCGTAACAAACCATTTACCCACCACTTGGCGTGTTTGCCGCACCCCCGAAAAACGCCGGGTGTTTGCGTTTTTACAAGCCTACTGCAGCGAAATGACATATGTTCATTTGTCATCGCGTCATCAAGCCCAGCAGCTTGGCCGTAGCATCGGCCGTGATCATCGCTCGGATCTTTGCTTC